TACACTATTGGTACATGAATGGTACATGGAAAAACCTTATGCATGACAATAATTAGAGAAGAACATGGAAATGCTCTTCTCTTTTTTTATGCCACAATTTAGTCATAAGGAGATGATGCTATGTTTGACGATGAAGTAAGAGAACAAATATTTGCTAAAAGCGAGTTACAGAAAATCGACCTAATGACATTATCCCTTGTCATTAAAGCAATCGAAGAGGTCTTGGAGGAAAGAGAAAATGAACATGCCGTATCAGCAACCAATGATGAATTATACACCTAATTATGGAGCATATCAGTACAACCCAATGGCGAGCTATCAGAGATACCAACAGCCTGAGCCGACACAAGGCATAAGTGGCAGAGTAGTACAGGCAGTTGAGACTATTAATCCCAACGAGGTGCCAATGGATGGCAGTGTAGCATTTTTTCCAAAACAGGATTTAACGGAGATATATGCCAAGAGTTGGAATACTGACGGAACAATACGCACATTGACTTTTAAGCCGGTTTTAAACGATAAGACAGACATTTTATCGGGTGACACGGAAAAGCTTGAATTTGACCTATCAGAGAAAGCCACAGAGGGTATTATGGCAAAGCTCAACGAACTATCAGAGAAAATTGAGCAATTATCTTTAGGGGCGCAAAGAAAAACTCCACGAACACAAAAGGAGGGTGAAAAGCATGAATGTAATGGGAATAATGCAACAGATAATGAGCAATAATCGCGTAATGGGAAATCCAATGATTCAGAATGCAATGAGCATGGCTCAAAGCGGAAACAGCAAGGGAATTGAGCAAATGGCAAGGAACTTATGCAAAGAAAAGGGTATTAATCCTGATGATGTAATGAAGCAGATTAGAGGTAATTTTGGGATATAGCATATGAGAGAACGTGCGCACGGCTCTTTATGAAATAAATTTTGGAGGTAAAACAGATGTTCAACACAGGAAATTGTCCAAGCGTACCTATTGTGGCGAATTTGGACGGAAACAACGGAAATAACTGGAATGACGGCTCTTGGCTTTGGTTCCTTATCGTAGTATTTGCGATATTCGGAGGCTGGGGTAACGGCTTTGGTGGTTTAGGTGGCACTAATGGTGGTGTCGGCAGTGAAATTCAGAGAGGTTTTGACAATCAGGCAGTTATCAGCAAGTTAGATGGCATTTCCAACGGACTTTGTGACGGCTTTTATGCCATGAATAATAGTATGCTTACCGGCTTTAATGGTATTAACACAAATATCATGCAGACTGGATATGGCATACAACAGGCGGTAAACGCTGATACAGTTGCTAATATGCAGAATACCAATGCTTTACAGTCACAGCTTGCTAACTGCTGCTGCGAGACGAGAGAAGCCATTCAAGGTGTAAACTACAACATGGCAACTAACACTTGTGCTTTACAGAACACAATGAACAATAATACAAGAGATATTATTGACAGCCAGCAGGCAGGAACTAGAGCAATCCTTGACTTCCTGACAAACGACAAGATTGCAACCTTACAGGCAGAGAATAACGATTTGAGAAGAGCAGCTTCACAGGATAGACAGAACGCACTTCTGACTACTACAATGGCAGCACAGACAAATCAGATTATTGACGCTGTAAGACCTACACCGGTTCCTTCATTCCCGGCTTCTAACCTTTATGGATATGCTTATAACGGATGCGGATGCAATACAGGTTGCGGATGCTAAACAATTAAATAATTGAGTATCTTAATTGAGTTAACTCAATCTAAACCGATTAAAAATCGTTTTTAGTCGAGGATTAGTCCAAGTTTAGTCGAGAGTTAGTCGAGATTATGTCTGCTAAGCAGTATTACTTGATGTTACCGACACAAATGTCGGGAAGATAAAGGGCAGACTATAATGTTTGCCCTTATTTTGTGAAAGAGAGGTAAAGATAATGGAAATAACAGGAATTGCGTTACAGACTGTTTCAGCCGGAGAAGATGTGGCATTTACAGAAACACCGGTATGCGGAACTAAATGTATAGTACACAGACAAGGAAGCGGAATTATCAAGTTAAGAGGTATTACAAATCAGTGCAGAGCGAGATTTTTAGTATCGTATTCCGGTAACATTCAGATACCTACAGGCGGCACAGTAGAAGCTATCTCACTTGCTATCGCAGTAGACGGAGAGCCTTTACAGTCAACACGAATGATAGTTACTCCGGCAGCAGTACAGAATTTACAGAATATCAGTTCACAGGTATACATTGATGTGCCTTGTGGCTGTTGCAGTACAGTAGCGGTACAGAATACATCTACACAGGCTATTGAAGTGCAGAATTCTAATTTAATCGTTACTAGGCAAGCTTGATAAGTATTCGATGATAAGTCTTTCTAATATTGCTGATACAGAAAGATGCTCTTTGATTGCTTGAATTTTAATCTTTTCCAACAATTCGCTTTCTATTGTGGTTGTGAATTTGATTTTAGACATTGCAAAACCTCCTTTTTAACAGTATACCATAAATACGTATTGACGTAAATATGCAAAATTGTTATAATATACGTAAATAAGTATATACGTACAAAGGAGATTGAAAGATGGCTTTTAAAAAAGGAATGACAGCATATAATTTTGATGATTTGACAGGCAAGACATTTAACAGGCTAACAGTTATTAAAAGAGTATATAGAAATAATAGCAAAAGAGTATATTGGAAATGCAGATGTGTTTGTGGAAAAGAAACAATTGTTGAAAGTTCAAAACTCAAAGGCGGATATACAAAAAGCTGTGGGTGTCTTAACAATGAAAATCGAAAGCGTCATATAAATGAACTGACTACGCATAATATGAGTAACACTAAATTGTTTGATGTTTGGTGTTCCATGAGAAGCAGGTGTGAAAACAGAAAAAACAAATCATATAAGTGGTATGGTGCTAAAGGTGTTAGAGTTTGTGATGAATGGATAGGGAAAGATGGATTTCAAAATTTTTATAACTGGTCTATAAAAAATGGATATAAAGATGGCTTATCCATAGACAGGATAGATTTTAATGGAAATTATGAACCTTTAAATTGTCGCTGGGTCACACCAAAAAAGCAATGCAATAATACAAGCAGAAATATTTATATTGATTACTGCGGAGAAAGAAAGACGTTAAGTGAATTATGTGAGATGTATAATCTTAAATATGGAATTATGCACCATAGGATTTGTGATTTAGAACTTCCTTTTGAGATTGCTATGAATTTGAGCGGGTTTTGTAGAGTCCGCTACAAAGGAAAAGAAACTGATTTAAGGCAAATATCAAGAGACGAAAAAATAGAGTATAAAACTTTATTAAAAGAAGTATTGGTGAATAAAAGGGAAGATATAGAACAAGTTATATTAGAATGTGGAGGTAAAAACATATGCACAAATGGGCTAAACAGATAATGGAATGCGTCAAGGCTAAAGTTGACGGAATTGGAATTGACAATTTTGAGGGACAAAATCTTGACGATTTAAAGGATTTTACCGAGATTGTTAAGAATATCGTAGAATTTGACAAGGAGTATCTGATTGTTGAAGCTATGGAAAATTCAAAAGACGATTACAGGAGATACACCGAGCCACTATATCACATGCCAGTAAACTACAACGACATGGAGTATATGCGTGACATGGATAAGAGCCGAGGTAAGATGTACTACTCTGAACCGATTGCACCACATGTGAGTGAAAGCAATTATGACAGAGCAAAGAGACATTATACCGAGACAAAAGAAATGCACAAAGGAGCTTCAACAGAGGACAAAGAGCATAAAATGAAAGCCCTTGACATGTATATCCGTGAATTGAGCGGAGATATATCGGAGCTTTTAAATGACATGACACCCGATGAACGCAACCTTTTGCGTACCAAAATGAGCAATCTTGCGTCAAAACTGTAATTATTAAGGCTATGGGTAGTAATGCTCATAGCCATTTTTAGAGGGTATAAGCATGGATATAAAAGTTAATGATACATTGTGGCACATACAATTTAAAAAGCCCACATCAAGCGAATTAAGGCGGTCTGACGGTACAATAAGTTTGGGAGTGACCGACAATACAACTAAAACAGTAACGATAGCTGATAATGTGTCTGATTACATGGCTGACAAAATACTATGCCACGAGCTAGTGCATGTGTACTCGTTCTCATACGGCTGTGACATTGACATAGAAACAGAGGAAATAATCGCAGACTTTATGAGCTTGTATGGACGTAATATTGTATACACGGCTGACAAGGTATTCGATTTATTGGAGTGGAAATATGGATAGAATAGACAAACTATTAGAATACATACACCGGACTAATCCGGAAATGACACGGCAGAAATTGATTGAAGAACTAGGAGAGAGTGACTACAGTGCTAAGAGCTTATATTTTATTTTCAATACAATCAATTAGATAGCTATTAAGACTAGAAAAGCCATTGTCTTTTGCCTTTTGCTTCCATTCTTCCTTTTTGCCTTTTTTTACCATAATAGTTATTCTATCGTAATTTTTTTCATTCCAACGATTTTTAACTTGAGATGATGTTTTTGACATAATTTCCACCTTTTTATTTTTAATAATACTACTTGCGTAAGTATGTTGCAATACTTTATAAAGTATGCTATTATATTTTAGTAAAGGAGATGTTATTTAATGGCAGATACAAATACAATAGGTGGATTGCACTACGAGATGATGAAAAGATGTTATAATAAAAAATCGGTAATGTACAGTTGCTATGGCGCCAAAGGAATTACAGTTTGTGAGGAATGGCATGATAGAGAAGTATTTCGCAAATGGTGTAAGGATAATGGTTGGACTAAAGGGTTGAAGGTTGATAGAATTGACGCTACAAAAGGATATAGCCCCGATAATTGTTATCTGGGATTAAAAAACACCACTTCAAGTAAAACTGCAAGACATGCAAGGGAGGTTAGGCAACGTAGGAGACGTCAGCTTTCATACGCCAACCTTCAAAAGGGCTATTCAAGTAAAAGGATTTATAAGACGTATTTTGGAATGCACACTAGATGTGAAAACGTTAAGGACACTAATTATAATTCATATGGAGGACGTGGCATATCGGTATGCAAGGAGTGGAGCGGTAAAGATGGCTTTTTTAATTTTTATAAATGGGCTATGGAAAACCATTATACTGACGAGCTAACCATCGACCGCATAGATGTGAATGGAAATTATGAACCCAATAATTGCAGATGGGCTACAAGAGCCGAGCAAAGCATTAATCGCAGGAACACAATTAAATGCTTATATCATGGGGAAATGGTACCTCTTTCGGTAGTCGCAAGAGAAAATAAAGTTCCATATGGCATGCTTCGATTGAGACTTGAAAAGGGTATGGACGTGCAAGAAGCAATTAACAACATAAAAAATGAAAGCTAAAAAAATTTAGGATTTGAAAAGTGCCCCCGTACCTTTTGACTTTTTCAATTTCAAAAATCCGTTCGCAAAATTTTACAAAAACTTGTCAAGAACTTGCAAAGAACTTGCACCACACTTTAATTGAGTAAAGTTTTCTGAAAATTCAAACATTTCCCACGAGTTGGTGTGCCTGACTTGTAACAACTCGCACCCGGCACAACTTGCCACGGCTTGACGGCTTGCAATGCTATAATTATATTTTTAGGCGTTGTAAACGGCTTGTTTTGTGGCTTGTTATAGCATACTCGATAAAATCCACGCTAACACGTTTAAAAGCCCTTAGAGAGTCAAATACACGGCTTAAATGTATATATCATAAAATCATAGAATATTTTTATTAATTTGTCAATGTACATATGCCCCGGAACTATAGCCGGATAACTTGCGACAGTTTCAACGGCTGCACGCTTGATTTTAAGCACGACAAAAAGAGATATAAAATATCCCTAATGATAACGCGTGATATATTTTCCAGCCACGTAGTCACAAAACAGTGTGACCGGGTGAACGTGTGCATGTTTCTCTACAACTTGCAACCATTCACCGCCCCTTTGAACTGTGATTTTTAGTTCGTGTGACTCCATCCATTCTATGCAGTCATACTTGATATAATTAAAATCACTTATTTTTGACATTTCATAACCTAGCGCCTTAACACGCTTATATATTTCCTTTTTCCCCAGGTATTCATATCTTGACATAATACGCCCCCTATCTATAACAAGCCTTAATTATTGGGCTTATATAGTTTTTGTGATTCAGATAGTTAGTAAAAGCCGTCCGGCGGTATTCCTTGCCACTAATAAGCGCGGTAACATCGTCACACGCGCCGGACTCTGCGACAGCTCTAAAAATATCTGTTATCGCTTTGCGTGTGGCGCGCTCGCTTGCCTGATATTCCGGTGCGCTTTGATATTTGCCGTTGTAGCGTGCTCTTATTTCACGTTCTACAGCGTCAAGCGTAGTTAGTTCGTTGTCCATTCATTAACCCTCTTTTCTGTTTTAGTACATGGTTTATAAGCTGTTTTTTGACTCTTTCGCGGTCTGTCGTGCGTTAATCTGTTTTTATAGGTGCAATAACGCAAATCACCTATAAAGGGCGCACAATTATTTGTTCAGGCGTTGCACCTCTTGAGCCTGATGCAAATATAAAGGCATTTGCAAAACCTCTTGGCGCGATTATTTACCGGACACGCGGACGGAGCGCAATATATACAGCCGTAAAGCCGTATAAAGCACCTATAAATAAAAATAATTAAATTGATAATATAAAGCCCGAAAAGCCTTATATATAAAGCTAATAGCCGGAATCGAACCGGCTAGAATACCCTTGTTAATTTGTATCGCTATTAGCTAAATAAAAACTATGTTAATAGTATCCGTTAAATTGTACAGCTTTTCACAATTTGCATTGTAAAGAGCTTCTTTTTTCCATTCGCTTGCGGTATATATAATAAAGTCGCTATATATATCATCATTCAATTTTATTACTTGCATGTTTTATCCCCACTCTTCAACGTTTTTATAGTTATCTGATTTATGAATTTCTGCGCGGTAAATGCTGTATAATAAATCATTTAGTGCCTTATAAAGCGCCGTTGTACAGGTTGCTTGCTCGCCACACTGATATAGATAGCATTCTAGCTTTTTGATGAATCTATATCTATCGAGCATATACAAATTTTTGCCATCGTTGGGAAAGTCCGGTATTTCCGTTGCACTTTCGCCATACCTTGACGATACAGCCAAATCGTTAAAGCGGTATAAAACGCGTGCTATTTTCCTAGTTTGATAAAATCCGCTTTTACCGTCACAATTTCTAAATTGGTTTTTAAGTTCTTTAGTATTTAAACTTATACAGTTGCTATTGCTTGAGTTGTCCAGTATATAGCGGATTGACTCCGCTATATCTGTTATTGATTCGATTGATAATATATATGAACTCATAATTCGCACCCCCCTAAATTAATAATAAAAATCCGAAATAGCTTGCTTTGTTGTGCCCTTAATAACTATGGTTATCAGGTGCGAAAAACTATCTAATGCAAGTCCGTAATTATTAAAATCGCGATTAAGTTTCTCAATTCGCTTGCTGCAGCTCAAGGATAAATTTTTTGTGCTTCTTTTGTTGTAAGTGGTACTGTCATTTTCTAAATAGCTTAATCTATCTAAGTCTGCATTGAGTCTATAGAAGCGGTTCATAAGATGTCTTGCGGTTTCCGGGTCTATGCTATATTCATTTATAGCAAAATCAAGTTCTCTTTTTCTCAGTTCTGCGATTGTCAATTTTCTCATGGTTTACACCTTTTCCCACGTATGTTATAATATACGCGCCTTTCATATTATTTTGTTTGGTGCTCATCGTGTAACTTTGGCCGGCTGCGCGATGAGCTTTTTTATTTTGTTCCTTGTCTTTCGACTTGACATTATAATATCACTGCATTTATGTAATGTCAATACATAAATTAAAAAATATTGCAATAAAATTTAATTACATTAATGTAATAATAAAATCAATAATAAATGAATTAATGCATATAATAAGAAATAACTATTATTATTTATATTATGTAATGAATTATTATTGACATAATAATTTAATTATT